GCTCTATTAAAGTCAGACGGGCCAAACAGACAATTTACTGCAGAAATTAAAAACGCTAGCGATGCGACTGTTAAGAAGGTGAGTTTTGATTTTGAAGAGAGCTCCTCAAAATACATTAGGAAAGTTTTCAATACCAATCCTGCTTCCACAAACTCTGCAATCGTTGAAACTACCCATAATTATTGGCTTGGCGAGACATACGATAAGTGGCTTAAGACTGTCGTTACTGGGTCGACCACTGGCGGCCAGTTTGGTGTAGTGTTGCCTCTCTACAACGCCGCCGGCGGTGACATCACGGAGGATGCCGCCAAACATCAGAATAGCTTGCAGGTTGCCAAGTCTGGCTGGGTATTCAGTCAGGATCTTAATACAGCAGGGACTGATTTTACTCCCGTTAACACAAATCGTGTGCAGAAGTTGTTCAGATTCCACACACTATCCCCCGGTGATGGTGATTGGAGTCAAAAGAATCTTAAGATTTCAATTCAGGACATCCAGGGCTCGGGTAGTCTGGATGACCCCTATGGCTCTTTCACCGTGTTGGTGAGAAAGGCCAACGACACAGACAATGCTGTAAAGGTGGTTGAAAGCTTTACAAACTGCTCTCTTAACCCAAATTCTCTAGATTATGTTGGCCTTAAGGTTGGTGACAAATATGCCGTTTGGGATGAGGACAATCGACTTTACAGAGAATATGGTCAGTACACCAACAACTCTAGGTTTATTCGGGTTGAGGTGAACACTGACGTTGACAGCGCCAACACGCCGGCGTCACTGCTTCCGTTTGGTTTCTACGGCCCCCCCGCATGGCAGGCGATTACTACAACATCCGGAAGTTCTGTTATCAAAGACATTGAACAGGACACAACCGTCACCAGCACAGCCTATTTAACTGGTGGTGTGGGTATTGTTGGGTGGTCATATCGTAAGAATAATAAGGATATTTCCATAGGCCAAGCCAACCAAGGTCTTGTAGATTTTGGGTTAACCGAAGATGTGCATGCCGGTACTACCTTAGCGATTAAATATCCCGAAATTAGCATGAGGCTTTCTGCCTCCGACGGAGCACTCAGTAAGCAGACAGACGCGTACTTTGGTTTGGAAACGTCAGTGAGCGCTGGAAGCAAGAGGTTCGGTAGAAGCTTCATGGATATAGTCGGAGCGAAGCCTTCCGATGTGAATTCTTATGACGCCGCGTCCGGGATAACTCAGTATTCGACAGCGTTTACGCTTGACGATCTCGTATATGCCCCAGTTGCATCTAGTGTTTATCACCAATCGGGATCCCGGGCCCTCGGCTGGTCAATGACGGCCGACTCCAGTTCTTTCCAAGAGGTGTTGGATATGGGCTACGACAGATTTACAATGCCGCTCTTTGGTGGTTCTGACGGCGTCGACGTTACTGAAATGGAGCCGTTCGGAAATCACGTTATTGGTGCTAGCGAGTTGGTCAGTTATGAATATAACACGATCAAGCGCGCTATGGACTCTGTCGCCGACCCGGAGGTTGTTGAGATGAACTTGGCATCGATGCCGGGCTTGACAAATGAATCCCTAACGACACACTTGGTTAACATTTGTGAAGAACGCGCTGACTCCCTAGCTGTCATCGACGTCTTGGGTGGTTTCGTGCCAGCGTCAGAAACAAAAGCCGCTGCAAGTGCTGCAGCCCGCCGGGGTTCAGTTTCTACTACGATTATTAACTTAAAGAATCGTGGTTTGAATTCAAGTTATGGCTGTGCATACTATCCATGGGTCCAAATAAGAGACAATATTAACAGTTCTCTTGTCTGGGTACCGCCTTCTGTTGCTGCAATTGGTGTGTTCGGCTCAAGTGCGGCCAAGAGTGAACTTTGGTTTGCTCCTGCTGGGTTTAACCGCGGAGGCCTAACTGAAGGCTCGGCGGGAATCCCCGTATTAAATGTGGTTGAGCGTGTTGCATCTAAGGATCGCGACAAGCTTTATGATGCCAACATTAACCCGATTGCATCCTTCCCGTCAGAGGGAATTGTTGTCTTCGGCCAAAAGACATTGCAGACCACACGTTCGGCTCTGGACAGAATTAATGTTAGAAGGTTGTTGATTTATCTTAAGAAAGAAATTTCACGAATTTCAGCGACTCTCTTATTTGACCAGAACGTTCAAGCGACGTGGGATCGGTTCTTAGCGCAGGTTAATCCATTTTTAGCCAGCGTTAAGTCGCGACTGGGTCTCATGGATTATAAGGTTATTTTGGATAAGACCACAACAACCCCAGATTTGATTGACAGGAATGTCCTGTATGCAAAGATTCTGCTTAAGCCAGCTAAGGCGATTGAATTTATTGCTCTTGATTTTGTGATCACAGATAGTGGAGCGTCTTTTGAAGACTGATACTAATTATTAACGACTATGGAGAACTTAAAGCATGGGAAATAAAATTTGGAGCGACCCGACATTAGAGCCTAAGAGGGTATATAGATGGCTATTTTCGTTCGGTGCAGCAGGTGGACGCCTGCCATCATATATCTGTAAAAAGGTCAGCAAGCCGTCCTACTCAATAAAGGAATCAGAGCATCAATTTTTAAATCACACATTTTATTATCCAGGTAAAGTGACGTGGACTGAGATTGACGTTACGGTTGTTGATCCACTTGACTTAGATGCCGCCGACGCTCTGGCTGATGTTTTAGCTCAATCTGGGTATTTGTTCCCAAACAACATGGACACAAATTTGAGTCCCGATCAACTCACGACCCCCTCCAAGGCCAAGTCTGCCGGCCCCAACGGCGCACTAGGCGAAGCTTACATCCGACAAATTGATGCTGATGGCAATGAGCGTGAAAAATGGACACTTAAGAACGCCTGGATAAAGGAAGTTAAATTTGGAGATCTTAACTACGCCGAAGATGGCCTCGTTGAAATCACTATCAAGATTCAATATGACTGGGCATTCCAGGAATCTTTTACAGCAAGCGGCGCATTGGTACCGGAATAAAGATTTAACGGACGACGGCGTTGCTGCTATACTATTTTTGGTAGCTTCAACAAGAGGAAAAGATGGCAAGAAATAATCGGGCTCGGACTAAGGTAAAGTCACCCCCACCCCCAAAAAGTGAGAACCTATTCACATTTGTTACCCCCACAGATTTTGCAGAAATCCCTTCAGAGGGTAAATTTTATCCAACTGAACACCCACTCCATGGCGAGGACGTTGTAGAAATCAAGTTTATGACGGCTAAAGAGGAAGATCTTCTTACCTCACAAGCTTTAATTAGTAAGGGAGTGGTCATAGATCGACTTATTGAGAGTGTTTTGATTGAGGATGGAATAGAATCAGAGTCTCTCCTCCTAGGTGATAAAAACGCCTTGATAGTTGCAATAAGAATAACTGGCTATGGTACTGATTACAAGACCAATATCACGTGCCCGGGCTGCTCTGTCACATCGCCATACACTTTTGATTTAGAGAGTTTAGAGTTTAAGACCCTCGTTCAGACTGATGATGCAATCGAAACTGGCAATGGCACGTATCTTATTAGTGGTCTCCCCCAAACTGGTGCCGAGGTCGAAGTTAAATTCTTGACCGGCCGAGACGAAAAAAACCTGGCTAGTAAGTTAGCTAGCAACAAAAAGCACAACTTAGGATTAGCGCCCCTTATGGAACAGACAAAGTCGTATATTATTTCTGTAAACGGAAACACCGGTGAAAATTATATCAATTCATTTTTAGAAAATATGCCCACTCGTGATGCGAGACACCTGAGGACCACGTATGGAGGCCTCGTTCCCGATATAAATATGAGTCATGAGTACGTCTGCGAAGAGTGTCGCCACGAAACAATCCTGGAGGTTCCGTTAACCGCGGACTTTTTTTGGCCTCAGTGATGAGTACATGAAGGGTGTTTATGAAGAGTTCTTTTTTCTAAAATATCGAGGAAATTGGGATTTTACCGAGGCCTATAACCTACCGATCACAATTAGGCGCTGGTTTGTTGAAAGGCTTTCGAAACAACTTGATGATGAACATCGACATTTGGAAGAAAGTCAGAACAAACGAAGATAACTAAACTTTTTTATTCCAGAAAAAACTATTTACTGTATAAGTATAAGGGGAGAACTGCGAACAAATGTTAACTTATTTTTTATTGGTTGTGTTCTTGGCTGCAGCCGTCATATGTCTGCCTGCTTTGGCTAATGCGGACGCCCCCGAACCACCACCACCCCTTCCCCCTGGTCCTCTTGGCGGACCTACCGCCGCCGACACCCAGGCTAATACCACCGCCGTAAACAACCTTACAACAGCAGTACAGCAGGCCGCAGTACAGCCGGCCGCAGCCACGCCATCCACCACGCCCGTCGCCCCCATAGGGGATAAGGCTGCAGCCCTATTTGACGGTGTTAATTGGCCAGATGCCGGCCGTCAGATCGGCGCCGGATTCGTCGCCGCGGTGCTCGGTAGAAGGATCATCCGCGGGCCCGC